TTATGGAATTACCAGAACCAACATTAGAACAATCTGGTCTTATCAGTATCCTAGTAGGTGCAGGTGCGGCATGGTTTGGTCTATATGTAAATTCAGCAGCTAAAGAACACGGTGACACTAACCCAAATTAGGATAAAGAATGGCAGACGACGATAAAAAGAATCCGGTACCACCACAAAAGCCAATAGCGGAAAGAAAAGAAAAGCCGAAGAAAGAAGATAAAAAAGTAGAAAAAGATACCCAGAAAGAGGTTATTACTACTAATAAGAATCTTGATGCTTTAGTCTCTGCCAACGTTTCTTCTGCAGATAGAGCAGAAAGAAAAGCTGATGCATTATCTAAATCAGTCGATGCTCAAAAAGAAATCGATAAATTAAATGCAGCAGGAAGAACAAAAGACGCTGAGAATTTTCAAAAAGCATTAGACGAATCTGTAAAACTTTTAAAAGGTTCCAGAAATGATAAGTCCATTGAGAATAGATTAGCAGAGTTAACGGCTATAAATGACCAAGCTAATAAAATTTCTGAATCATTACAAAAGACAATAGCTAATGATCCTTCTGTCTCTGGCATAGAAAGATTAACTCAGAAGATAGAAGACCAAACATCTACAATAGAATCTGACACCACTGCAATGGAAACAGGAAAACGCTTAGATAAATTAGGCGGTATGTTTGGACAATTTAGTAATTCACAAACTCAAGAATTACAAGATTCGTTTAATCAAGCACAAGAAGATTTAAAAGATGCTATAGAATCTGGCGATACAGCAGGAGAAGATCTAGCCCGTGCGCAATTAGAAGCTATTAGTAAAGGCGCAGAATCAGAAGAGAATCGTAGAGAAGCCCAGAAGTTAAACGAAGAAGCTAACTCTAGATTAATGCAGATTGCTAATGGTATGGAAAACATGGGCGATAAGATCGATGGTGCTGTTATGGCTGGTGCTAAAGGCGCTGGATTCTTAGCAGGATTAACTGGGCTAGCCTTATTGTTTATCGACCCAGAAACATTCCAGGCAGTTATGGCAAGTATTATAGAAAAAGCTTCTATAGTATTTGATACAATCTATGCATTAGTAAGTGGGGATTTCGACAAAGCTGGTACATTATTTAGTGAGAATATGGGATTATTCGGAAGTTTAATCGGTGGTATAATGTTACTATTTGCAGGAAAAATAATTAGAGTTATTGGTACTGCATTAAAAGTTGCTAGAGCATTCAGAATCTTTATGATGGCAACATTTATTCCAACATTAATCGGTATGTTTAGCGCTATAACAACCGCAATGGCTCCAATCGTAGCTGCAATGGCTCCGATATTATTACCAGTACTAGCTATTATGGCATTAGTCGGTGGTTTATACTATGGATTTAAAAAGCTACAAGATTCGTTAGGACCAGGAGCAAGTATAATGGATACGTTAAAAGTAGCAATGTTATACTTTGTTGATTTCTTATCAATGATCGTAAATGGTATTACATTTATACCAAGAAAGGTAATTGGTATGTTAGGTCCAAGATTAGCTAAATGGATTATGGGTGATGATTTCGATACTTCAGTAATCGATAATTTAGCAGCAGGTCTAGATACAGGAAGAGGCAAAAGAGCAGCTGAAGAAATAAGAATGAAGAACGAAGCTGCTGCATTAGAAGAAGCATCTAAGCCAAAAGAAGAAGAACCTGATTTTTCTACTATGACCGAAGAAGAACTCATGGCTCAGGTAAATGCTAAAACCACTGTTGATGGTGCAGCTATATCACAAAGTTCTGCAGACTTACAAGCTGATCAGGCAACAAGCCAAAGTAATATAAACGTTTCAACCGTTACATCAACTCCAACAACAACAAACAATCAGGTTATTCAATCAACTGTTACCTATATGCGCAATGATAAAATTGCATCAGTATTAGGTGGCGCTTCCAGCAGATAAAAAAAAAGGCCAAGAATCCTATAGGACCTTAGCCTTTTCCGACCTGTAGTATTGAATACGTTAGATTGTACTACAGACCAATTAGCTTAACTTTCGTTCGCTAATTTGTTAAAGTAACTTAATGTATCATCTTCATCCGAAGAGTCCATTGCTGGAGCTTCTTCTACCACTGGGGCAGATGGTGTTTGTTCCATTGTTGGAACTGGCGCACTGGTCATAGTTGCCATATCGGCAGTAATTCCAGCATCAACACCTAATACTCTATTAAGCTTAGCTTTAAGTTCATCATAACTTTTGTATTGTTTTGGATCTGTGAACTCACCTAATGAATATAGTTTCCCATAAACATCTTGTAGTTGAGCTTCATCGCCATCATACAAAGCTGCAGGGGCTGAGAATTCAGATTTATCATAGTTAACCCATCCGTCGACTTTTCTGATTTTAATTTTAAAGTCAGCGCCTTCCCAGAAGTCATATGGATTTACAGGTGATTCATCAGCATATTGTGGTTGCATAGCATCCATAATTTTGTCGAAGATTCTTTTACCAAATTGGTAAAGTTTTACCTGCCCATTATTCTGTGGGTTTTCAGGATCGTTAATTACGAGAATGTTGGAAACATAATGTAACCTTCTTTTTCTCTCTCTAGCCAAAGCTTTATCCTCGTCTCTACCAGTATTCCAAAGAACGGTATTCGACTCTGATACAGGATCAGGTTGATTTACAGAGGTTAAAGATTTTTCAATATACCATTGACCGTTAGGACCTTTGAATCCGTGGTCCCAGTATCTTACCCAAGGAAGATCTTCACCTTCTTTGGCAGGTAAGAATCTGATTACCGCGTAACCGTTTCCTGCTTTGTCTCTAGTAGGTTTCCAAAGTCTGTTATCTTCATAAGAAGTATTTTCAGCTTTTGGGGTGGATACAGCTTCTGCTGCTTTTACGAGTTTGTCGATAGACGAGCCTCGCGTGCTCTTTAAGTTTTCAAATGACATTTTTATTTCTCCATGTACACTGTATTGTTGAATTATCCACTTTATTCATAATATAATGAGTATATTATACCACACTCCTATGGTTTTGTAAACCCTTTTTTGATAATGTCTACACATTTAATCTTATTAAAGTCTACAAAAGGTTTATACTTCATAATTTTTCTAGAGATATCTGGCCAAATAATTGTCTCAGTTATCTTCTTTCCTTCACGGTCCATAAACCCTAATATTGAATCCAGAATAACAACAGTCTCTAAACTAATCTCTTCTCTCATCAATAATTTTATTATCAATGGATGGGTTTGTTTTGCTTCAAAGAAGCTATCAAACTCTTTATCCATATCTACTAAACTATTTATATCTTTTTGAAACTCACGATGTATGCTTTCGCGAATTTTCATATGTTCTTTAAAGTTAGTTTCACCACCTTCATTTAACATATCACCAACATAGCTTACTCCGTTCTTAAAGTTTGCTATATAATATTGTAACAATTTATCATCATAGTTCTTAGCTAACTTGGCAAAGAAGTATTTATCTTTTCTTGCAAAGAAGGATTTAGATGATACGTTGGATTTAAAATTATACTTAACTGCATCATAGCTATCCTGTTCGAAATGCAACTTAAGTGCATTGTACATACTATATGCATCAAAGGGTTGCATCATTTCTTTCTCTTAACCAATCTCTATATGGTATTGGTTCCTTTGTTTTACTTATATATTTTTTATAAGCTTCTTTCTCTTCTTTAGATTTATTCATGGCTGTTACCCAACCATCTGAATTATCTTGCCACCTTTTGGAATTTTCCCAAGAATTCATACAGGTAATGTATTACCCTTCTTTGATTTAATTAAGTTTAATTCTTGTGCTTCTGCAGTAACTTTTTCTTTTAAAGAATCGGATAGGAGTTTCTTTATATTACTATAATCCATTCCTCTTTTCTCTATGATATAGTTCATTGCATCCATATATGACATATTGTTTTTAACGACCAGGGCTTCTACTCCTGCGCTAAACCTTTTCTTAGTCATAATCTTTTCTTTCAATATATCCATTATATTACTCTCATTAAAATACAGTCCTTATTAATTCGGCCTGTTGGTTCGTAAATCTTTGTTGTTAAACTTTTCCATATTTTCTTTATTTGGAATTCTGATTTGTTTAGTATCTGTGGGAGTATTTCATCTGGCTTTCTTAGCTTGGTTACCTTACTTAATTTAGGATCAAAGTTCTTTAATGTAGATCCAACAACTTCGAAACCAGAACTATTGTCTGTAAAGAATTCTGTTAGCTTACCTTGTTTGGTATTATAAATCCATAACCTAGTTTTGCTTGGTATTAATATAGGATCGATAGATGTGAGTTTAGACGCAAGGTCTTCTTTCATATAGTTTAACTTAGATACTTGCTTATCATTGCTCTTAGGTACACGTACACGCGCCTTACGCGTCGCTTTAAAGCTATCTTTAAGTTTATCTAGGTCTGAAAAGATAGTGTCGTATACGTTGAGCATTTTCTTCTTATTGCCTTTTGTTACGTGGCTATAAGCTTCTTTAGCTTGATCACAGTTGTTTTCATATGCATCTTTTAATACTAGATAATCATCTTCAATCATATCTCTAAATATGGTAATAGCATTACCTTTCAATCCGTGGTTTTTAAACAAAGAGAAACATTCAAACTTAACTTTAAAATTACCTTCCATCCATTCATCAACTACGTGTATATCAAAATCAGAATAGATTGTATCTAATACTTTTGCTTTAGTTCTTTCTTGTATACTAGGAAGCTTTGGTTTTTCTTTTACAGCTTCTACTCTTTCTTCTTCTAGTTTGGAAGCTTCATCAAATAGCTCATCTGCTATAACTTTATATTTGTCAAGAACGATTGGAGCATATCTGTATCCTCTAGACCATACGACCGCTGCATTACCAATTCTTCGTATCTTCCAATCAGGTAATCTAAGAAAGATCTTTATCTTATCTTCATCCCAGCCTTCTACATCTTTTAACCAATCTATAGCGTAAGGTATATAATCTTTATTATCATAAAAGTAGTTATACCATCTTGTAGCTCCAGACCAGAGTGGGCCAACAGTTCCATCTTCTTGTTCTGCAATAGTTAAAGCTCCTTGTTCTTCAGTGAATATAGGTTCAGGACCCATCATTTTAGCATCGAGTGAAACCCGATCCTTTCTCATTGCGATTCTTTTTTTATTTATTTTTTTAAGTGCCATAATTTATAAGGTGGGGCAGAGGTCACAACTGAAAGATAAGGAGTTAAAGAGTGACATACCCCGAAATTGTTTTATCTTCTCATCCTTGCTATATCTACAGCATGTTCCTTATCGGATTCGAAGATTGGTACTGCATTTGATTTATGCATTGTAGCAATACCTAGTAATTTTCTTTCTCCAGTATATTGGAGCGATTCTTTTTTACCCATAGCATCTTTTACTTTAGATATTCTTTCTAAGAAATCTTGCTTTTCCTGTTCTCTGATCTCTGCTGCTTTCATAGCTGCTGCTTGTCTGATTGGATCGATTGCCATAGGTTTAAATTCACGTGGTGCTTTTCTTTTGACTGGGTTAGCCGCATGATTCTTTCTTCTTTTCCCAGTTGGTCCATATCTCAATGAACCCATATAAAAATTTGTTGTTCCCATAATATATATTATACCATAATTTCTAAGAGATGTAAACCCCTTATTGTGAATGTTTTCTGAACTGATCTAATAGGTCTTGACCTTTTAATTTGTCTCCCATTATAATCACACCGCCATCTGATAATGTTCTACGAACACTTCCGTCGTTGTACATTACGTCCGTTACGTGCTGCCCATCTTCGGTATCTTGAGGTCTATTATCGTACCACATTGAACTTAGGGAATGTGAATGTAATGTCTTAACACCCTTTGCCCATTCTTCAGCTTCCATTTTAAGTCTTTGCTGTTCGACTCTTTCATCATATTGTGTCATGTGTTATCTCCATCTCTATATTCTACACTATGTTTCATAAACTGTTTGTCTGCTTTTCTTTGGAGTGATTTTTCTATTTGAACATCAAACCATCTACGTAGCCATTGTCTTAACTTACCCATTTTCTAGCTGTGCCTCTACATATTGTCTGACTGCTTTTAGGTGATACCAAGCTGCATTATAAGTTTGCATTGAACCATCTTTCCACGTAACAATCCATCTTGGTATACCACCAGGTGATTTGTCTCTTTGTATTTGGCATTCGCCATAATTAAATAATACTTCTCTCATTAGTAATCTCCATCTGCCGATCTATTAGCATTGTAAGCATCCATATAAGATGAACCTTCTAGAAATCTAGCAGTATCTTTTTCAGAGTAATACATATTCTCTGGTGCAAAACATTCTAAAGAGCTAGCAGTTTGTTTGCCAGCTTTCTTGACTGACTTAGTTAGCTTCTTATGAAGTTTCATTTCTTCTTTGATTTTAGCTTTACGCTCGTCGAGTTTACGAACTGTTTCTTGGAATTCTAGTTCTTCGACTGTTGTGTTTAGTTTTTTTGCTTGGGCTTTGAGTGCCGCTTTTTTGATTAGTTCTAATCTATTCATATTAACTCCTTATTAATATTGTTTTGTAGGGTGTATTATACCATAGTTTACGATGTTTGTAAACCCCTAATTTCATTTATTTTCGAAATAATTTCTTCTTCTGAGAGATGTCCTAGAACATCGTTAGTAATAGGTGTAGTATAGTCCAACTCACCGAACTCGTTGAGAACCGCGAGTTCCCAAAGTCCCTTAGAATATCCATAACTTCCTTTATGACGTACAACGGAAGCACCATACCCATTAGGAAGTTTATAAACTCTTTGCGTGCCTCCATTAAAATCATGTTCTTCTACCAAATACTCAGAAATGTCCATTTAAAGTATTTCTCCTTCTATTAAATTCTTATCTGAGAATCCGCCACCGAATGGAGCGTATTGCAGATTTGTTACATGGCATTGATTGTCATATGCCTTTCTTTGTTTGCCTTGCACATATCCTGCGAGTGACTTTGCTTTTTCTTCACTCTCTGCATATATGTAGGATTCAGTTGTAATTAAATATCTTTCCATTATCTTCTCCTTAAATAAACATCGTATCTTGTTGCATGTCTAAGAGGTAAATACGATGTATAATCTTTACCATCTTTTAGACCAGCTTCTTTTCTTGGTCCTCTACCTCTAACATGTAGGTAGAATAAATTGCCTGCTAACCGTAAAGCTTTTCTAACGGTTTCTAATTCTAGCATACCGCCTGCATCTAAAGGATCGACGGTCATTAAATATGTACTAACTCTCATTATACTACCTCCACTTGGCCGCATGTATCGAACCAGTTTTTAAGGTCAATCTGACTATTGCAGATGTCGCCATCACGCATTAGATAAGATCCAGTATATTCAGATCTTTCTGAGTTAGGAAGCATTGTCCAAGCTTCAGTCTTTTCTAAGATCTCTGATCTCATCCAACCATCTTCACGGTTATCTGTAACTTTAAGAGCAGTTGTCTTATCTTGGTTAATAAAGATCTCGGTAACAGTTTCCCAAGATTCGCAAACCTTAGCGTTATCTTCTACGATTTCCCAATCGATGATATATTGCTCTGAACCAGGATTACCGTACTCGATAAGAGTAGCAAGGTTTTTCATAACCTGGGTGATGTTATTAACATCGGTAAATCTAGAAACTACGTAAGTAGTACCACCCTTGAATTTCCAATATGCTTCAGAAACACCGTGTTCATAACCTTCGTCATGAGCCGCGTAGTTTTCTCTATATTGTGTGTTTATTACTAATTTCATTTTAACTCCTTAATTTTTAAATGATGTGTGTATTATACCGTATTTTTTAGGGTTTGTAAACCTTTTTTTGCAAAGTTCACGTGATTGTGACGAAACGTTACATTCATATTAAAAGTCACCTTTCGCCACTTGAACACATACGAGACCTCGTCTTCTCCACATAGCTACGACCTGATCTCTGTCATCGAATACCATATCTGGTTTCCAATCGTTAGCTATAAGAGCATCCAAAACTTCTTCTTTGAACATATCGTCTGATCTAAAGTCACCATCTGGTCTTAAGAAAAGATGTTGGAATTGTACTCCAGCTGCTTTCAATTGGGATTCAGTAACTTCTCTATGTCTTTCGTTTCTAGCTGAAACAACCACTATCTCGTGACCCGCTTCTGCCATAGCTAATGCTATATCTACCACGGGTTGGTTTGGAGAATCACCCTCCATAACCTTTGGATCCATAAAGCTGTCCCAGTCTTTTGAAGGACCAGATACGAAATGTCTTCTATGTTCGACATCCATAAGTGTTCCGTCTACGTCAAATATTAATTTCATTATGATATCACCTTAATTATAATTGGAAAAATAAACAAAGCTAAGCCCTGTAGAAAGTCTGTATCTAATAGACCTGATTGTTTGATTGTTTTCATATTAACTCCTTTTGTTGAATATAGGTGTATTATACCGTATTTCAAGGAGTTTGTAAACCTTTTTTTCAAAAGTTCACGAGATTGTGACGTTACCAAGCGTTTTTCTTAGATATTATGCTCATATTGTTGGCTACTGCAAAGACAAGTAGAGTATTAGTAACTTTTAGTTGTTCGTTGTTTATGTTATCTAATACAATTGGACCAAGAATAGCTTTATGTAATACTAGTGTAAAGTTGGAAGGGTCAGATCCGAGAAGTGGATTTTGTTCAAATATCTCTGGATGCTTTAAACCCTGTATTGTGGTTATAAGATCTAGTGTGTTTAGAATCCAGAATAGCCTAGTCTGTGCTGGAGTTGGTACCGGGTATAGGGGTATAGATAGTAACTTTTTCTCTTTTTCCTTTAACTTGTATCCTATCAACTTCGCGGACTGCTGTTGATAAACCTGATTGATAAGTGTAGGATGATAACAGCAAGTCCACCCCATCATAATTTCTCGTTTGGCCCTCGAGTCTGGCTCCCAGGTTAACTGAATCTCCGATAACGGAATAATCAAATCGTGATTCTGATCCCATATTACCAACGATGCAGTCGCCGGTATTGATACCAATACCAACGCCAATAGTAGGCAAACCTTTGTCCTCCAATTCTTTTTGTAATTCTTTTCCCGCATCAAGTATCTCTATCGCGGTCATAACCGCCTTATCTGCATGATCTGGACATTCAAGGGGAGCATTCCAGAAAGCCATTATACAATCTCCCATATACTTATCTATAGTTCCTCCATGCTTTAATATAATTTTAGTCATGGTATCTAAGTAATAATTAATTAATTCTACTAATCCTTCTGGATCGTCGTTCTCTTTATATGCTTCTGATATAGGGGTAAATCCTATTATATCCATAAACATGAATGTCATTTCTTTTCTTTCACCACCGAGCTTCATTAAACTAGGATCTTTGACTAACATATTAACCATATCAGGAGATAGGTATGTAGAGAATTGTCCTTTTATCTGTTGTCTTAATTTAAATTGTATATAAAAGTTATTGAATGCGGCTGAGGAAAAAGAAAGTATATATACTATTATAGGATAGGTTAGATCAAGGAGTATCCCCGTTGAGATCCAGACGTACCATACATAGGATGAATAACCAAACACGATCAAGGCGGAGAGTACAGCTCCTATCGCAACGGAAAAGTAATATATCCCTATCACAATCAACAGAGACCCAATTAGAGTTAAACCTAACTCAAGTAAGTCAGCCCACTGAGGACGAGATATTGAAGTCCCATCCATTACCGTTTGAAGAGCAGAAGCCTGTAGCTGATGAGCAGAAAACAAACCCTGAGGAGTGGGTATTTGAGAAGCAAGGCCACTTGCTGTTAGACCGACAACAATGTTTTGACCTTGAAGATTAGGTAATTCATCTTTCCCATACTCATATTCTTTATGGGTATAATTTGTATTTAACCATATAGAACTATTGTAATCAGTTTTAATAGGATCGTATGGTGGAATCATTACATCTTTTATACCATCTACATCAGCTTTTAGTGAATAAGACTTTTTATCTTGTAGTACTCTTATGATTTCCAAAGGCATACTAGGATATAACTGTCCGTTTATTTGGGACAAAAGCGGAATCCTTCTAGTTATATTATCTACTTCTTTACCAGCATTTATTAATCCTACACCCCATGCTGCTTCTTCTAATTCTTTTATATTAGTTACTAATCCACTGTATTTAGGAACAAAGTCGTACGCGTCGCCCTCGCCGAGCGTGGCCGTACCCACGTACGGGGCCGTATCCGAGCGCCCGCGAGAGGACGCGTCCTGCGCGAGAATGACACCGTTATTGTTTACCCAGGAAATAAATACCTCGTCACCACCAAACCTATCTGCTTCTGGAAACATAATAGTAAATGCTATCATTCCAGCATTAGCATTTCTTAAGTCAGATATTAATTGTGCGTAGGTATGTCTTGGAAAAGGGTATTGGCCGTACTTGGCTAGTGTTTCTTCACCGAATGATAGTAGAACAACATCGGATTCCTTGTCGGGTAAGCTCTGAATATATTGATCGAAACTATTTAATCTTAATTGTTCTACTAAAACTGGGTCTAAAATTCTTACGCCTAAAAGTGCAATACAAAGTGCAATACTTGTCCAAATTGTTGTTATATATTTCATAAAAGTGTTATACTAATTCTGTGTTACGCTTATACTACATCCACCGACTGTGACACAGTTTTGCGATAGTGTATATGATTGATTTGTATCCCCTGATTGGGTTAAACTTAAATTTGTTGGTTGTGATCCCAATAGATTTACAGTGGCTGTATGAGCTCCACCATTTTTCTGTGTGACAGCAACTTCATTGCCATGAGAATTCCTAATTGTCATAGTAAATGTTTTATTACCATTTTGCATTTGTTTAACATATACATCATTATTATCAGTGTATATATTTGCTATTATAGAATGGGATACAGTATTCGTATCCTGCTTTTGGCTTCCCTTAAATTCGTTATTGTCCCCGTGAATATCTAATCTGACAAAATTTCCACCTGGCTCTGTCCCGTCATAATTCCAGTTTGGTGTAGTACTATTGTTGTTTTCATATCCTTGTCCGAAGACGACTTTATTATCATCACCCCAAACGTGGAATTGGAAATCATTAGCATTACAACTAGAAGTAGAACATTTTTGTCTTACATCTATTTCATTACGTAATCCATCTAAATCTCCACCCCAGCTATAACCAGAACCCCATGCGTCAGCATATCCAAAATACATATTGTTTCCTGATTGTAAAAGATTTACAGTATTGTTATTGTGGTCAAAAGAGAATCTTGCATGGGTTTCATACCCGATTTGTTCTATACTCAGGTTAAAGTTATCACTAGAACTAACTTGGTCTATTTCTACGTGATTGTGCTCATCACCCGCCTTGACGTATGACGATAACGATAGACTGACCATCGCCAACAGTGATAAGGTTTTCTTTGCCTTCATTCTCGCTCCTTAATGTTGTATTACTATCTATAGGTATTTTTACAGAGATGATTCCATTCACCTCTCTATAAAACCATATCTGTCCCATGCCTTGATCTATGATAGTATTATATTGTGTATCTTTATCAAAGCCTAAAACCGTTCCTTGAATATCAGCTGTACCTGTTGAATTGTTTGCTGATTGAGTACTACGTTTTAATATGTTTACTTCTTCAATTGCAACTAAAACATCTTGTAAGAAATCTACATCTAATAGATCCATATCAAGTTCAGTATATTCTAAATCTTCTTCTTCCCATTCTTCTTTTAATAAATCCTGATCGAGTTCATTAAAGTCTAATAAAGAATTACCCCTATCTGAAGATTTACTTTCTTCTTCTACCACCTCTTTTATTTCTTGGGGTGGTGCTACGATAAACATATTGTCTATCATATTTAGATTTATATTATCTAATGTAACAGGTTGTGTAGGGATTTTATCAAAGCTTGATACCATTGTTGCTTGGTATGCTTCGGTTAGGGATACCGTACCACCTTCATTTGTTACTGTGATAGCACCAGAGGGAGAACAATCTCCATCTATTGTACATTCTGTTTCTGGTAGAAGTATAACTAAACTTCGACCTAATTCATCCACAGTAGTAGTAAAGTCTGTTCCTCTAACTGCAATAGTAGCTGTAGGAGTTGT